TCCTCATTGCTGATCGCGTTGAGCGCAAGCACATCCACCCCGCCCAGCAGGTTGATGGAGAGTTCCAGCTTGGCCGGCACACCCGACTCGGTGAAGCCGCCGTCTGCGGGCAGGCGGCCGCCCTTGTGCTCGCGCTTGAAGCCGCTGGGCGTGAAGGTGCCGGGCTTTTCCGCCAGCGGCAGCTTGCCGATGGAGGGCACCGACACGGTGCGGATATTGTTGATTTGTGCCATGTGTGAAGTCCTTTCAAATCAGGGTTGAAGTCAGTACGAAGGCACTGCCTTGCGAAAGCTGGAGCGGCCCGCCAGGATGTAGAACGGCGAGTTCACCACCGGGTTGTCCTTGAAGTTGAACCGGCTCGGGTTACCGGGGTCTTGCTCCACGATCAGCGTGCCCTTGTAGTAGATGTATTCCTGGACCCAGCCGTACTCGGCCATCAGCACGTTCTTGTACAGCGACAGCAAAAACGCCTTAACGCCGTCCACAGTTGTGATGGGCAGGCCGGGGCGGAAGCCTTCATCGCTCTTGGCCGCCACCGTACCCCGAAACTTCTTGATCGCGCCCATGCGCTGCTCGTAGCGGATGCGCTCCATCACCTCGGCCACGTTGATGTCCAGGTAGGCATCGTCGGCGCTGCCATCCGAGCGGTACATGTACATCGAAATCAGCCGCTTGATGTAGCACGAGCCGTCCTTGCCCACTTCCATCAGGCTCATGCCCTTGAACAGCAGGCTGTTGCCGTTCGACCAGTCGTGATAGCTCACTGCCTTCAGGCCGGGCAGCGGCGTGCCTTCCAGCGACATCACGGGGTTGTTGTACAGCTTTGGCGCGGCAGCGGCGGCCAGGGTGGCGGCGGCTTCCCACGTTGTAGGCGGGTTCAGCGCCAGCGACAAGTCGGTGATGTGCTCGTAGTTCTTGGTTTGGCCAAAGGCCGCTGCTGCCGAGTAGTCGCCCCGATGGGCCGCGAAGGCGCGGAAACCGGCCTGCACGGGCGGCTTGTAGCGGCGCTGGCTTTCCGTGTGCCAAGCGGCCAGGGTGGCTGCGTCGTTGATGCCCAGCACAACATAGCGGAACCACGTCTGGCCGATCATCGCGCTCAGGTTGCCCGGCGCTGGGTCACCCGTGCCGCCAGACATGGCGACGAGGCGCAGCACCAGCCCGGCGGGCGTGTCCTCGCCGTAGAGGTTCAGGCGCAGGTCGATGGCGTTGCCGCAACTGCCCTTGTGGCGGGCGGTCAAGGTCACCACGGCCCCGGCAGCGGCAGCCGTCACCGGGATGTCGATACCGGCGGCGGTGATGGCGGCGGCCATGGCCGTGGCGATCTGCGCCGCAGTCTGGCCGATGGCCACGCCCACGCTGATGGCGCGCTGGGCGATGTACAGGGCCAGGGTGCCGCTGGCCGTGGCGGCGCTGGTCACCGTGATGGTGCCGGTGGCCGCCACGCCCGCTGGGTTGTCGGCATAGGGCAGCATGTATAGGTCAAAGGTCGGATCGACCTGGCGGTAGCGCGCCGCCATTTGCGCCAGCATGGAGCCGGCGCCCGCCTTGGCCTTGGCGTCCTCGATGCCAGACAGGCGCACGACTTCGCCGACCGGGGCCGTGCCAGTCGGCAGTTTCTGGCCCACCAGCAGCACGACGGGCAAGTCGCCGCCGAGTCCGGCCTGGCTGCCGTCGATCTCGATATACGCGCCAGGGTAGCGCAGCGCCTGGGGCACTTCATTGAAAGGAATGGTCACAGGTTTTCTCCCACAAAGTTGAAGTTGAAGTCGAGCCCGTCAGATGCAGGCGGGTCAGGTAAATAGTTGGTGATCAGGGCTTGGAAGTCGTAGCGATCGCGCCAGTACAGGTCGCCGTCGGTGTACTCCAGCACCTGGCCGCCAGAGAAATTGAGCGGGCGCACGTCCGGCTCCATCTCCCAGCCCAGCAGCAGCGCCTTGACGGCCTGGCGGTACTTGAGCAGCTCGTCGTCGGTGTCGCCCTGGGTGTGCGTGCGTGCGTTTTCGATGGCAATCACCACGTCAAACGCCAGCGTCACGTCCTCGGCCCGCTCCCCGGCGTGCTGCACCTTGTCGGCTGCCCGCACGACCCAGGCGGCGGGCAGGGGCAAGGCCTCGGGGCGGATGCGGGCAAACTCGGCGGCCCCGGCCACCTGGCGGAACCACACGCCGTCAAACCCGGCGGGCTTGCCGGTCAGCCGCTCAATCAGGGGTTTGAGCGAGATCACGGCCAATCCCAGCTATGGCCGATGGTGCCCGTGTAGCGGCCCGGCCGACTTTCGATCATGGCCGCATCGCCCGACGGCGCCGGGTCAGCGGGCGCGGCGGGCACCAGGTTGAGCTCGCCACGGCTATGGGACTTCAGCGTATTGACCGCGCCCTCGTAAGCCCTGCGCACATCGTCCGTCATGCGCTCGGCCCCTTGCAGGTAGTAGAGCGCCACGGTAGAGGCCAGGCGAGACAGCAGCGTGTTCTGCACCGTGTCCGGGATGCCGTAGGACAGGATCAGCGCGTCGGCGTCGGCCAGCGCCTTGTCGATGGCCTCCAGCGCCAGCGCCAGGGCGGCTTGCACCGCCTGGCTGAATGCGCCCAGGTCAGCGCCCGCGATGGCGACCCGCAGGGCGTCATCGGGCACCATGTCCACGTCAGCAGGCACCGCCAGTTGCGCCAGGCGCCGGGCGTTGCTGCGCGCCAGCAGGTCAGCACGCGAAGCGAAGGCCATTACTTGCCAGCCTTCCTGGGCGTGGCCGGTACAGCCACCGGAGCGGCAGCGTCAGCGGGCGTCGTCGCCTGCGGCGCAGAGGTTTCTTTCTCCGGCTCCTGCAGTCCGGCCGCTGGGGCGCCGTCATCCTTCATGCTGCTGGAGCTGTCCAATGTGGCCGGTACAGCCACCGGAGCGGCAGTCGTCGCCTGCGGCGCAGAGGTTTCTTTCTCCGGCTCCTGCAGTCCGGCCGCTGGGGCACCGTCATCCTTCATGCTGCTGGAGCTGTCCAATGTGGCCGGTGCAGCCACCGGGGCGTCAGCGTCAGCGGGCGCAGGTTCAAACACCTCTTCCACTTTTTCCACCACTTCGAGCATTTGCTCTGCTTGCAGGCGAGCAGCGGTCGCGTTATCAACATCCACCGGCTGCCATTCCTGGCTGAATTTGATCCCGCAGCGAAAGAAGGTCTCCAGACCGCTCCTGGGCTGCACCCGCACTAACAGTGTTTTTGCCATCACAGGCTCCTATTGATCGTTGGTAAAGGCGTTACATCCAGGGCGTGACCACCAGCTGGACTTTTTGGTAGTTCGTGTTGCTCGAACCGTTGGCGTTTTGCACCGCCTTGAGCAGCGCCTCGGCGGCGGCCATGTTGTCCGGGCCGCAGACCAGCGTGTCCGGCACGATGCCCAGCTTGCGGCCACCATCGCCGGTGAACTTCATCATCGCGGCGTAGGCGGCGCTGAAGTTGTCGGCATTGAGGGCGGCCTTGGAGCCGAACGCACACTGCCAGAAGCCGTAGGCGGCTTCACCGCGCCAGCGGCCGCCGAAGCTGTACACGTCCAGATCAAACACGTTGCCGTTCTGCACCGACGTGATGCTTTCAAACTGCGCAGGCACGCGCTCCTGGAGATAAATCGGCGCGGCGGCCCGCTTCGTGCAGAGCAGCACCCACGGCGCGCCGGAGCCGGTCTGCACGTTGCTGATGCTGACGGCCACGCCAGTGCCGCTCTCGTTCGGATAGACCGGGTGGTCAGTGTCGAAAAAATACTGGCCGTCATAGCAAGGCGAGTTAAAGCCGTCGGAAATCGCCTGGAACACCAGGTCATTCTTCAGGTCAGTCGCCGACTGCCCAGCGGATTCGGCAATGGTGCCGTACTGGCCGATGTTGTCGTCTTCGATGTCCGTGCGCTGCACGTCCACCGTCGATTCAAACTTGCGGTTGACCACCGTGTAGGCGTTTTCCTTGAACGCCTTGTGCTGGCGGGCGCCCACCCATTCGCGAAAGGCAGGGAACTGGCTGAGCCATTCGTAGGTGTTGGACTTGCCGCTGCTTTTGACCAGCTTGGCGATCTTCTTCCAGTCGTCGGGCGACATCGCCAGGCCAGCGTTCCAGCGAACGACCAGCGTTGTTTTGAGGGCGTCGATTTGGGTTTGCGTCAGTGCTGCCATCGTCTTCTCCGTTCTGAGGTTGCGGCGCGGCGCTTAGCGCGTGGCCTTGGTTTTGAGGAAATCTTCCGGGGACACGCCCATGCGGCTGCACATCGCCACTTCTTCCTGGCTCAGGCCATTGCCGCCGCCATCCTTGCCGTCGGCCTGCTTCTGGAGGAGGGACACGGGCGAAGTCGCATCGAGGTACTCGGTGAGCGCGGCCAGCGTCTGTTTTTCAGCCCAGGGCTTTTGCGCCGGGACCAAGCGGCCATCGGTCAGGGCCGCCTGCAGTAGCTCGGCATGCTTGGCCTTTTCTGAGGCTAGGGCGGCTTCGGTCTTTTCCTTGTCGGCGGCCTCCACCTTGGTTTTCAGGGTGTCGCGCTCAGTGGTCAGCGCGGCATTCTGGGTTTTCAGGCCGTCGCGCTCGGCGGTCAGCGCGGCCATCTGGGTTTTCAGGCCATCACGCTCGGCAGTCAGGGCTGCGAGCACTTTTTCGTCTGCCATGTTGGCATCCTCCTTGGTTAATAAAACGGAATGTTTGCGGGCCAGATCGGCCAGCTCTACCAGCGCGTCAAGCCCGTCGAGCGCCGGGGTGTTGGTCAGCGCCACCGAGATGATTTCCAGCACCTCGCCGGTCTTCTCGTAGTAGGTGAACACCGCGCTGATGTAGCGATACTGCTTTTTTTGGATGAGTTCGGCGGTATCGCCCACCCACGCAATCTGGGTGGCAAACAGGCCTTTGCCCTCGCGCCACTCCAGAGTGCGCGGAATCCAACCAGCAGCCTCGGCGCGCTGGCCGTTGTATTCACAGCGCAGGCTCTGGTGCTCGAAGTCGATGAGGATGTCGTTTTTCTGCGCTGCAGCGCGGGCGATCACCTGCGCGGCGATGGCCGCGTCAAGCTGCCAGCCGTCGCAGCAGTGCGGGCGGCCATCAACGGCCCGGAACGTCCCGGCGGGCAGCAGGTGGGCCTCAGTCGGCACCACGCCGCCAACGCCTGGCACCAGCTCAAAGGCCAGCGCCGCGATCAATAATTTTTTTGGGTTTTTGGACACGTCAACTCACTCCTGAAAGTGAGGATGAGTTTCATGCGCCGGACTGTTTTGGTCACCGCTGGAAACGTTTCCAGCCAGACTTGCGGGGTGTCATGAGAAAACGCGCTGTAGGCGTTTTGCTGACCAGATGTAGGTTTGCCTACGCCTGTGTCGGAAAGAAGCTCAATTGCGTTTGAAAGCCGTTTGACGGGGATGTTGATGTGGAGTGAAGACCTGCGTTTGATCATTCACTGTGTTGCACGTCAAAAAAGATCGAGTTGCCCAATGATTTTCTGGGCATCAGCGCTGTCACGGCAAATATTGAGGATTTGCCGCGATGACAGGCGATAGCGGCGCGCCAGCAGGTTGATGCTCTCGTTTTGTAAATCTTTGCGGATTTGCACATCACGCAGCCGCAGATAGAGCTTGTCAACCTTTGGTAGCCAGCAGCGGCCCGCCGCATCCATGTGCGGCGCCAGGGTGGCGCGCAGGCGCTGCAGCTCATTGGCATTGAGCTTAAGCGCGATGGAGGTTTTCATCGGGATGTAAACATTGACACCGCCGTATTCCTTAAGCCATGCGCTGGCCCGGTCAAAACCCAGCGCCCGCACCACGGCTCGCAGCACTGCCGGCAGCGTCTTGAGCAGTTCCTCATCAACTTTTTTGTGGGGGCGGCGGGCGCGGGTCATGGCTTACTCGCGTCCCTGCCAGCTTTTGAGGGCTTCGGTGATTTGCTGACACTCGGTCACGGCCAAGCTGTCTAGGTCAGGCACCGGGCGGGCGACCTGCCGGGCGCAAAAGTTCAGCAGCGCGCCCCGACTGGCCTGCGCCACCTTTCCCGCCTGCCCGAGCTTTCCCCACAGGCGCACCAGCAGCGCAATGCGCGGTGGCACCGGCTTGTCCTGCGCGGCGGCGGCACCACGGCCTGCAGCAGGCGCAAACGACTTCTTGCGGGGCCATCCGCGCTTTTCGTAATCGTCGAGCACGCTGCTGAGCTGGATCACCTGCATCGTGCTGGCCGACACCCGGCCCTGCGAGGGCTTTGCGCCGTGGCGCTGCAGCAGGTCGCGGTGCAGCTCGTCAGACCAGCCCGGCAGATTCTTGAGTCCCCAGCCCTTGGCAATGCCCACGAGCTGCAGGTAGTGTTTGACCAGCGTGCTCATACGACCGCCGCAATGTCAAGGCTGATGGGCTGGTACTGATCGGTGGTGCCGATGCGCTCGTAAAAGCGCACGTACTCCTTGCTCCCGACCACCTGCAGGCTCTCGCCGATGGCCTGCATGGCGCGCAGCCACTTCTCGTGGCGGATGTCCAGGCGGCGCAGGCCCAGCACGCGCCCGGTGTTGATCTTGCCTTCCTTGTCGGTGGCAAAGGCGGACTGCACCAGCACTTTAATCTCGTCGCGGCTGCCCTGCGACCAGTCGGTGATGCACTCGTCCACCAGGTGCTTGGCCGCTTGCAGGCGCTCGTCAAACACCATGTGCTCGGCAATGGCCACCTGCACCTTGAAGGCACCATCGAAGCTGTACAGCGTCAGGTTGCCCTTCTTGCCGCCCAGGGCCACGCCGTACTCCTCGGCGGACAAATCGACAAAGGCGTTGATGTCCTCGAACACGCGGATTTTGAATGCCCGCAGGTTGGCGCTGACGATGCGCGCCTGAGCGGCCAGCTCGCGCACCAGCTCGTCGCGGGCACGGTCGATGGGCTTAATCATGGATTCAGGCACCAGGCAGCCTTTGGCGTCGGCGCGGTAGCCCGCCGGAATGGTGACGTTGTTGTTTTGAGACATGGGTTACTCCTTGTTTTTTTGGGTGAGAGGAACATAACTAGCGCAAAAGGGCACACGCTGGCCATTGCGCAAACTAGGCGCCTGGACGAAATCGCTGGCGCCCTGGCGCAGGGCCGTCATGCGCGGGAAGGTGGTCAGCGGTTCGTACTCGCGGCGCGGCGCCCGCTGCGCTGGTTGACTCGTTTTTTTCGACATGGCGGACTCCTTAAGCAACGGGTTGCAGGCTCTTGGCAGGTTTGGTTTCAGGGCTCAGCGAGGCCAGGCACAGCGACTGCACCGCCACGGCATCGACCAGCTCCACGGTCAGCGCGTGACCGCGCCGGAACTGCTTGATGCCTGCAATCAAGCCCTCGGACAACATCCGGGCACTGCCCTTGCTGTAAGCGTGCAGGCGGTCAATCACTGCATCGGGTACATCCTCGGTGCCGAAGGCGGACTGCACCAGGGCCGCTGCGTCATCTTTGGTGATGCACTTCAGCGTCTTGGGCCAGAACCCGGTGCGGCTGCGAATCTGGTCGAACTGCCCTTGCAGCGGCTGGATCAGGCTGTGCAAATGCTCCGTGCCGCACAGCACGATGCCCACGTTTGCGATGTCGCGCAAACGGCGCAGCGTGTGAAGCTGCTTGGGCGTCAACGTCTCGGCCTCATCGACAACCAGCAGGCTGTCGGTGTTGCGCAGGGCATCGACCACGGCGCTGAACTTGTCGTCGATGCTGCCCCGGCCGTCAGACCCGGCAACCACGCGCGCCAGCAGCTTGACCAGGCTCTGCGGCGTCATGGTGGGCGTGGCCTCAATCAGGTGGGTGTTGGGGTGCGTGGCGGCGTAGTGCTTGAGCGCGAAGGTCTTGCCCACGCCAACAAAGCCCGTGAACATCGTGAAATTCTTGTAGCGCCTGGCCATGTTGCAGCTGGTCGTGGCAACGCGGTACACGCTGGTTTCGACAGGGTTCACCACGTCGCCGCTGGTCTCGTCAGCGTGCTGCATGGCCGACTGCAAAGGCACCAGCAGCTTGGTCGGGCTGGTGGCATACACGCCCTTCAAAATCTGGTTCAGGCTGCTGGCCGACACGCGGGCCAGCCGGGCCAGCGCCGCCTGCGAGTAGTTGCGCTCGCCCATCCACTGCTTGATGAGCGCGATCAGGGCCACATCGTCAGCGCTGTAATGCGCAGGCCACGAAGGGATAGTGTGGGCGATGTGGGCGGTGGTTTGTTGTTCTGCTGTCGTCATGATTTATCCAATTTTTCTGTTCAGTGGGTGGGGTAAGAATCGAACGTCAAGTCCAGCACCAGCGGCGGCGGGCGGCTGCCGGTGTCTTCGATCAACTGCCAGTCGCCTTCCAGGGCGCGCATGGCGCCATCGGCCACGGCATCCATGTCGATCACAGGCTGGGTACGGGCCTTGGCCT